TCTTGCAAAATCATTAGTAGATTCCTTTAGGGTTCCAAGCCTTTCTTACATAAGGGTTGCTACTACCTACAACACAACAACAGGATTAACCACTGATTCAGAGACAACTTATACAGGAGCTGGAGCTTTAATTAAATCATCTAACAATGAAGAGACTGGAGAGCTAGGAGGTAATGAAAGTATTGATGTTTGGATTGATCTTCAAGGGATAGGAGACATTTATCCAACAACTAATGATTATATTTCTTATGACAGTAAAAGATGGAGAGTTCAATCAATAGATCCTAAATATTCAGGAGATTCAAAATATGCCTGCAAGGTTAAAGCTTTTGCTGCTTAATTAGCGTCATAGATACGAAAGCCAAAACTAAAACGGTTACAAGTGCTTCCTACAGAATGCCAGAAATATGGCTTTTCTCCTTTCAATTCAAACTGCCTAATTGTTAAACCTTTATCATCGTAATCTGTAATTATTTTTCCTTTTTCATTCTCATACTTAAAAAAAGATTTCTGATCCTCATCAGCGTAAACGATATATAAAACAGTCTTGCAGGGATCTAAGCAATTTGTATGCCAGCCCATAAAACCAGAATCTGGATAATAAAAAGATCCACTCATAAAAACAGACTTAGCCGAATAAAGTCTCTTTAATATCTCAACAATTTGATTCTCTACAGGTGATTTAATATGTTCTAAGAATGGAGAAAAATCTTTCATATTAGTTTCTTCTCCAGCCTGATCTATGTTTGATTCATCTAATTTCTTTTTCAACTCTAAAGCTTCTGCACTAATAAAAGTTGCAGCATTATTTACATAATTAACATTAATATTATTTTTTATTTGCCTTATAGCTGGCTCAATAATTGAAAGTAATTCCTCCCCAATTTGAGGAGGAAAAGGATTTCTTAAAACAGTCAAGAGGCAGGAACAAAAGAACCTTGAGTTGGGGTTTTCTCTTCTGAGATTTTAAGAGCTAAACCATCTTCTACTGCCTTAACCTGATCGGCACCAAGAACAGCTTTCACATCAGCAATAATATCTTCTGTTTTTAAGGCTGTTCTCTCAGTTAAAGTTTCAGGTTTTGTTAGATTAATAGATCCGTAAGAAGAAGATGAATAATCTCCATCAACACGAATTACGGTCCAATGAGCTGTATGACAAAAGCCATCGCTAATGTCATAGTCCACATTTGCCAGACCCCAAGTTGTTGTTGCTGCCATTTTGTTAAACAATCAATGGGATTAGTTTAGCCCTCGGCAGGGGTATCGACAGAGCACTCAGGAGTTTCTTCTTTTACCTGATCTTCTAATTCTGCATATTGTGCATTTTTGACATAAAAATCACCAGCAATTGCATCTCTTTCCTTTGTTAGTTTTTCAATCTCTGCGCTTATTTCGTTGCTTTTTTTAGCTAAAGCTTGCGCTTCTGCTTTACGTTCGTCTCTGCGTTCTGTAAGTGTTGACATAAAAAAAGGTTAGATCATTAAAAGTCTACATGCTTGGCCAATACTGACCATTACGGCTTTTACTAAGAGCTAGGGCCAGAGGACTTATCAGAAATTAACTTAGCTTTCCAAGCATCTTTAATGCTTTGAGTCCAAACAGCAGTACAAACAGATTTTACTTCATCTGCTATAGCAGTGACTCCATCTGGCTCTTTATCTAAAGGGTTGTCAACTAAATTGTCGGATGCGTCTAATGTACCAGGATGAAGTACAAATCTTTCAAATGAACGAGTCAGCTCAACCCCGTCTTTTTTAATGACCGCCGCCTTTCGACATTGAACGGCTTTGTACTGACCTACGACTTCAATTTTGTCGTATTCAATTGATTCAGCTAATGCCATTTTAGGAACGTCCTCCAGACAAAACAGGTTTAATGGTGCTTAGTTTATAGACGTGCTAACGGTCTAATTATTAATATTCATCAGTTATGTATTCAAAGAAACCAATTACATATAGACCATCATTTGCAACTCCATTAGTTCCTTTAACTGATATGTTTCCTTGATAAAGTTCTGCTGCATTGTTATCTGCTTTACCATAAAAAGCAACAACTTTAGTAACATCACCGCCTGCACCACAATTAAGACTAAAGTATGTTGAAGTTCCTCCTCCTCTAACATAATTAACTCCTTTTAAATTAAAAGGAAAATCACCTACATAATAATGAGCACCATTAGCATCTGCATCATCTATTCTTATATAAAAGTCTAGATGTACCTTGTTACCTATTTTTACATAATGCCCACTTCGAGTTAAGTAAGTTGGAGTACCCGCTAAACCATTCGTTATGTTAGGAGTGAAAACTCCATATTCATAGTCGTTCAGAGCATTGTCTACCCCCGTATCACCACGAAACTTAATTCCATTATCATCAATCCTAAGTCTCTCAGTAGCAGTTGAGCCTGTATATAAAACTATATTATCTGGACTATGTACTTGTAAGCCTGTACCACTTGTAACGATAGTATGTCCAATCTTAGATGTTCTAGTTCCGACTCCAGTGTGTGTGCCTGTAATCCTTATGCCACAATCTTCATTAGCGGTACTGTTTACCATAGACATTATGACATCAGCACCTCCTATTTTATTTTCAAGTTCTAAGGAATAAGTACCTCCAACAGTTCCAGCCGCAATTGAACCATTGGAATTAACACTAAACCTTGCCTGATCATCGTAAATCATAAATGTATCGGTATCTGATCCTATCCCTTGTCCTACATACCAACTACCTTGAGTAGTCTCGAACTGTACTCCACAATTTCTAGAACGATTGTTTTGAAGGTGAAGATAACATTGACCATCTGTCGCTGATTCATAAATATGTAACTTCTGATCTGGCGATGCTGTCCCCATACCGCAATTTCCAAGTCCATTTATGGTCATAGCTCTGCCAGAATTTACATCAACAGCAAAAGCACCACCAAGAGTCATATTGCTTGTATGAGCAGAACTATCTACCATGACGGTATAACAGCCATTAGAAAAACTTGAAGCAGTATTAGTAAAATGTGCAATACCAACTCCATTAGATGCTGTAACATCTAAATTTCGAGTTGGACTTGTTGTACCGATACCTACTTTTCCGTCAGCCAACATTCTTATACCAGAAGTAAAACTAAGATTGTTTCCAGCACTTGCTGACGCTGCATATTGAAAATCAATATTTCCATCATTCATATAAATACGATTTGCATGACCATTAGCTATATATTTCTCGTTTGTACCATCGTGGTAGTAGTTAACCGCAATACCACCTCTATCCTCATCACCTGAACCTCTACCAAAGGCAGCAAATCCTGTTCCTACTTGTAATGCCTTAAAATCACCATTTGTCGCCCAAGCACTAGGAACAATACCTATACCTACGTTAGTATCAAAATGTATATGACCAGCCGAATCATTATCGGAAAAACGTAAGTTAGCACCATTCCCATAAATATCCCATCTACCTGTACCAGAAGCAGCATACACTCTGAGATATTTGCCAGAGTTAGAACTATTACAATGAATTTTATCAGTAGTGGTTAGGGCTCCTGTTACTGTGACTCCCGTTGATGATGTCGCAAACTTAGGACTATTCCCGTTATAGATAGTTACGGCTCCGCCACCTATACATTTAATTGCATCTTCATTGCCTTGAACTCTTATATTTACATCATCAGCAGCTCTAAGAATTAAATCATCACCAGGACTTTTAGCATCAATAACTAAATCTGTACCAGAAGTTGTATGTTCAATGTAACTAGAATCGGCATCATGGAAAATAGAAAGATCATTTGACCCACCAGCCGTAAATTTTCCGTTATCTGGAACACGTACAATTCCATCATTAGTTATTCGTAAAGCTTCACTAAGAGTATTGGTACTTGCTTTGAATGTATAAAATTCAATCCGACCTGGAATATCATCTACTGCTGGAGCATCATCCACAGCCACTCTGATACGTGCGCTTACATTCCCAAGGTCAGCTCCATCGGCCCCACAGAAATTTATTTCTCCCAAATCATCATCTTGCTGAACAATTGTCATAGTGCCGACAGTCCCACCTCTTGCTTTCCCAAAATTAAAACTAGGAGGACTTGTATTGGCACTAAAACGAGAAATCCCCATACTGGCAGACTTATCTGTCCAAGCCATTTGTAAATGTGAAAAACTATTATTGGCTATATCTATGGCGCTAGACATACCAATAAGCAACCGACCTGAGCTATCAACTTGTAAAACTTCGCTACCAGCAGTTTCGATTGAAACAGTATCAGCAGCAGGGAATCTTATAGAAGTATTGCTATCACCAGCATGTATTATTTTATCTGGAATAGTTAGATCACTTGTAGAAGTTATTGCTCCTGTAACAGCTAACGTTCCAACAACACTGACACCAGTATCAGCAGTTAATCTTGTTGTTCCTCCAGCAGTCAAACTAACAGTATTTGTGCCACCAAATAGTCCTGAATCTGTATCGCCAAAGTGAATAGAGGCTGCTGAATTACTTCCAGCAGTCGCCTGTAAAACTCCCGCTAAAGTGCCACCTGAAAGAGCTAAATAGGTACTATTTGATGTCGTTCTCTCTGCATCAGTAACAGCCTTAACACCCGCTGGAGTACAAACTCTTGCCGTGTCTGTTCCTGTAGTTGTCTCTGCTGAGGTTGCTAATTCTGCAATTCCAGAAACTGTTGTTGATGCTGCTGGAGTTGAAACTGAACCTGGACCAAATATTTTTACAATGCTGTTGTCACTGGCTCGCATATAGCCGCCAATACTGTTGATAT